CCTGCTCTGCAAGATGCCCGTCGAGTTCGTCGAACAGCGCGCCGCCTACTATGGCGACAGAACCCGCGCTCAGATGGAGTCGGTCGACAACAACTTCATGCGTGAGAACGACCCGAGGATGCCTCTGTTTTCTGAACGGAAGTCTTCGGCATCTTTTGGCAAAGGCAAATAAACAGGAGCCTTAAATGGCATATCCGTCTGTTGACGCCCCGTACGGCCTTGTCCCGATCAATCTGATCGGTGGTCAAGTCTTTGCGGGTTCTACCCGACTCATCCCCATCACTTCCGGCTCCGGCACCGCCATCTTCACCGGTGACGTCGTGAAGCTTAACACCAGCGGCACTCTGTCTCTGGAAACCCTCACCGCTACCGCTTCGCCGGTCGGTGTTTTCCTCGGTTGTTCCTATACGGACCCGACCTTCGGCAAGACGTTCCGCCAGTTCTACCCGGCCAACACTGTCGCGGCGGACATCATGGGTTACGTCTGTGATGACCCCAACACGCTGTTCAAGGTCGCTGTTACGACTGCCGGAACCAGCACCATCGGCAACGTCACCCGTGCCGCAGTGGGCGAAAACACCGCGCTTATCCTGACTGCGGGTAACACCACCACTGGTAACTCGCGTGTTTCGATCAGCGCCACCACTGCTACGGCCAGCACCCTGCCTATCCGTATCATCGACATCGTCCAAGAGACTGCGCTGGCCACTAACCCGGCTTCGTATACCGAGGTCATTGTCAAGTGGAACGCTGGTATCCACCAGTACAACAACCCGACCGGCCTCGCCTAAGGAGGGCATGACCAATGGCTATTTCACGCGCACAACTCCTCAAGGAACTGCTTCCGGGTCTGAACGCTCTGTTTGGTCTGGAGTACAAGCGGTACGGCGAAGAGCATAAGGAAATCTTCGAGACGGAGTCGTCCGAGCGTTCCTTCGAGGAAGAGACCAAGCTGTCGGGCTTCTCGGCTGCTCCGGTCAAGAACGAAGGTTCTGCCATCGCGTATGACAACGCGCAGGAAGCCTTCACTGCCCGCTACAACCACGAGACCATCGCACTGGGTTTCTCGCTGACCGAGGAAGCTGTTGAGGACAACCTCTACGCTTCGCTGTCTTCGCGCTACACCAAGGCTCTGGCCCGTGCCATGTCGTACACCAAGCAGACCAAGGCTGCGTCGGTCCTGAACAACGGCTTCTCCGCCAGCTACTCCGGTGGCGACGGCGTAGCCCTGTTCAGCGCTTCGCACCCGCTGGTTTCGGGTGGCGTCAACTCGAATATCCCGTCGACCCCGGCTGACCTTAACGAAACCTCGCTTGAGGCGGCTGTTATCCAGATCGCTGGTTGGTCGGACGAACGCGGTCTTCTGATCGCGGCCAAGCCGAAGAAGCTCATCCTTCCCCCGGCCCTGATGTTCGTCGCTACGCGCCTTCTGGAAACCGAACAGCGTGTTGGCACCGCCGACAACGACATCAACGCTCTGAAGAACAACGGCTCCATCCCGGGCGGCTATTCGGTCAACCACTTCCTGACCGACGTCGATGCGTGGTTCCTGACCACCGACGTGCCGAACGGCCTGAAGCACTTCGTGCGTGCTCCGATGTCCAACTCGATGGACGGCGACTTCGATACCGGCAACGTCCGGTATAAGAGCCGCGAGCGCTACAGCTTCGGTTGGTCTGACCCGCTGGGCATGTACGGCTCGGCTGGCGCTTAACACTGGCGCTGAAAACCCCCGCTGGAAACGGCGGGGGTTTTTTAACAAAAACTACGAACAAACGGTACGCCAATGACCCTGCACACTGACGCCCGTAACCTTAACTGGGCCATGATCGGCGTTATCATCGCTTTAGTAGTCCAAGCTGCCGCGCTCGTCTTCTGGGGTGGCGGCATCAACCAGCGCGTTGCTACCCTCGAACGCCTTGCCAGCCCGTTGGCTGACGGCACGCTGGCGCGCTTGGATGAGCGCACCAAGGCCATGAAGGAACAGCTAGACCGCATCGAAAGAGGCGAGCAGCAGTGACCGACATTCCGCTCCCCGACCACCCCATCCGTAAAACTTGGCAGTGGCAGTCGTTTGACCGTCTGTGGCGTCCTACCGCTGGCTGGGTTGTTGTGGTGGGCACAGCCTACGCAGGGTTCATCGGGCACGCTATTGGCAAGCCCATGAACGAGGGGTACCTTGCTGTCTGGCTGACTTTCGCTGCAGCCGTGCTTGGCTTGAAGAGCTGGGAAAAACTCAAGGGGGTCGCATGATCTACTGGATGGACTTCGCCCGTTCGCTGCTTGGCATTCGAGAAGTGCCCGGCAAGGGCAACAACCTGACCATCATGGGCTGGGGCAAGAAGCTCGGGGCCAAAATCCTCGGCATCCCCTACACCGCCGACTCCCTCCCTTGGTGCGGCCTGTATGTGGCCTACGTCATGGAGCACTGCGGCTTTGTGCCCCCTCCTATCGCCGTGCGCGCGTCGGAATGGGGTAAGTGGGGTCGCAAGCTCCTCAACCCGCGCCTCGGCTGCATCCTCGTCTTCACGCGCAAGGGCGGTGGTCATGTGGGTTTCTACGTCGGCGAGGACGCCACCCACCTTCATGTGCTTGGCGGCAACCAAGGTGACGCGGTTTCTATTACCCGCATCCCCAAGGACCGGTTGTCTGAAATGCGTTGGCCAGAGGGCTTCCCGCTTCCTAAACCCCAAGTCGTCGTGCTTGACGCCAAAGGCGCGCCTGTAACCAAGGGCGAAGCATAGCCTCTTCCGCTGGTGTACAGTTCCTGTATACTGCCTCTACTCCGGGTGAACCGGCGCACTGGACTAGCCCCGGCTAGACGACATACCGACCAGTGAGCCTATCTTGTATGTGAGGAAACCTAATGGCTTTCACGACTTTCTCGGGTCCGGTTCGCGCTGGCACTGTCAAAGAAGGCGCAGGCATGAACTGCGGCCTTGCTACCCTCGCGCGCTCGTATGATACGGGTGTCGTCACCGCAGGCGCTGGTGACGTAGACGTAGCGGCTTTCATCATCCCCGCTGGTTCGCAAATCCTTGACATTATCGTCGATCAAGTCGTGGTGCCCGGTGGCACTTCTACGTCCGCTGTTTCGGTGGGTAACGCTTCGGGCGGCGCGCAGCTTATGGCGTCTGTTACTACCACGGCTGGTGGTCGCTTCCGTGGCACGGCTACCGCCGCCACCCAGCTGGCTTGGCAGACGTCTACCAGCGCAGACACCACCGTCTATGTTCGCTACACGGTTGGTGTGGCGGCGGGTGTTGGTCGCGCTATTATCACCGTTGAGTACATTCAGCGCACCGACAGCGGCGCTCAGTTCCCGGCTTCCGCGTAAAAAGGGGCCGTTAACATGGGCATGCAGTACGATATCAAGGCTACCAAGCCGTTGGCATCCACTGGTTCGTTCGTGGACCAGAACGACAACAACATGACGCGGACCCGCATTAAGGCCATCTACGCCATCTGCGGGGCTGCGGCAGGGTCTGTGACCATCACCAACGGCAACGGCGGTGAGACACTGTTTGTCATGAACACCCCGGCTGTAGCCAACTGCGGCTACATTTACATCATCCTGCCCGGCGAAGGTATCTTGGCCGGAAGCGCTCTCTACGGCACGGTGTCCAACACGGCGTCTACCATCGTTTTCTACGGGTGATATGTGACTGAACAGAGCTACGACCTTGTGGGCAGGAGCGTGTTTATTGCGCTGCCTGCCTACGACTTCAAAGTTTCCCTGAAGCTGGCTATCTCGCTGGCCCGCTTCGCGCAGTCCGCACCGCAACATGGTATCAATATCCAGATCGGCAGCATCTGCGGATGCTCCGTGGTGTCACGTGCGCGAAACCTGCTGGTGAAGGACTTCCTTGAGACGGACTGCACCGACCTGCTGTTCATCGACTCCGACATCAACTTCGTGCCCGAGGACATCTACCGCCTCATGGCTTGGGGGTCAGACCCCAAGAAGGGTATCGTGGCTGGCGTTCCGCGCGTCCGTGAGAGCAAGGCCACCTACATCATGGCTCTGGACCACGATGAGAACAACGCCCTGACCATGGATGCCATGGGTCTCGTCCGCGCCAAACGTGTGGCTACGGCCTTCATGCTGGTGCGGCGTGACGTGTTCGAGACGCTGGTAGAAGCCCACCCCGAGTGGAACTACTACGACCCGCGCACTGACGCTACGCTGTCAGCCGTCTTTGACTTCAAGGTCACGGCAGAAGGCTACATGGGCGAGGACTTCTTGTTCTGTGACCGAGCCCGTGAACACGGCTATGAGGTGTGGGTCGACCCAACCATCAAGCTCGGCCACATGGGCGTCCAAGAGTATATGGGCGACTTCGGCAAGGACGTTCTGTACCCCATGATGGCTGAACCAGCCGTGGCGCTGGCTGCGGAGTGACAGGCAATGGCCAAGACCCCGGCGTGGACCCGCAAGGAAGGTAAGGCAGAGGCCGGTGGCCTCAACGCCAAAGGCCGCGCGTCCTACAACAAAGCTAACCCGGGCAAGCCGGGGCTTAAGGCCCCGCAGCCCGAAGGTGGCCCTCGCAAGAAGTCATTTTGTGCGAGAATGACGGGCATGAAGAAGAAGTTGACCAGCGCCAAAACGGCCAACGACCCCAACAGCCGCATCAATAAATCGCTTCGCGCATGGAAGTGTTAGCGTGTTACCCGCGACCAAGCTTTGCACACGCTGCAAAATAGTAAAGGTCGCGGACGCAAAGCATTTCCCAGCGCACAGTAAGACAAAATCTAAGCTCGATAGCTGGTGCCGCGTTTGCCGTTCTAGGTATCGAAGCGACAACTGCCGGGGTCGGCACCGAGGTTTTATTAGCGACGAAGCGCTTATACATTTGAAAATGACCAGCAAAGAATGCGCTATTTGCGATGCCGTAGAGCCGCTTGTTGTAGACCACGACCACAAAACGGGGGCTGTTAGGGGCATGCTTTGTAGCCGCTGTAACTGCGGGTTAGGGTATTTCAAAGATGACCCCAGCCTGTTAGAGATGGCTGCGAACTACTTGGTGGGAACACCTGCGTTAGGGGGTTGACGATGGCCGAAGGTAAAAAAGATCGCGGGTTCGTGCTGGGAGACATATCCCCGCTGGCTGGCATCGTCACTGGTCGAGGCCTGACGTCCAACCTGAACCCCATGCGTCTCGCGGCCAACCTCAAGTCGGGCAACATGCGCGGCATGGGTGGAGAAGAAGAGGAAGAAGCTGTGGCAGTCAAGAAAGGTCCCGGTATGAAAAGCGGCGGTAAAGTCGGTTCATCGTGCATGAAAAGCGGCGGCAAGGTCGGCGGCGCAATGAAGGGTGGCGACATGCCGTTCTTCGCCAGCAAAGCCAAGGACAAGATGGCCTCCAAGAAGAAGCCAGCCCGCAAGCCTATGACCAAATACGCTTCTGGTGGCATGGTCAAAGCTGACGGCATGGCCATGAAAGGCAAAACTCGTGGACGGGAGTGCTAGGCCATGAAGAAGAACAACTTCATCAAAGACGCCATCAAGAAGCCCGGTGCCCTGCGTAAGTCCATGGGCGTCAAGAAGGGCGAGACCATCCCGGCCAAGAAGCTTGCTGCTGCTACCAAGGCTCCGGGCAAGATGGGCCAACGCGCTCGCTTCGCCGAGATGCTGAAGGGCTTCAAGAAGGGTAAGTGATGTGGCGCGCTCGGACGAACCTAAGTGGAAACGCATTGTCGCTAGCGTAAAGGCTGGCAGCAAGGGCGGCGATGCTGGGCAGTGGTCCGCGCGCAAGGCACAACTGGCTACCCAACGCTACAAGAAGTCGGGCGGTGGCTACAGCGGACCTAAAACAGAAGCACAGGAGTCTCTGTCCAAATGGGGCAAAGAGGACTGGGGCACCAAGTCCGGCAAGCCTTCCACACAGGGCAAGAACGCGACTGGCGAGCGCTACCTGCCCAAGAAAGCACGGGAGGCGCTGACGTCTTCTGAATACGCCGCTACAACCAAGGCCAAGCGCGAAGGCACCAAGGCAGGCAAGCAGTTTGTCAAACAGCCTAAAGGCATCGCCAAGAAAACGGCACAGTTCAGATGACGACCACAGGCACCACAGCGTTCAACCTTTCAGTACTCGACCTCATCGAAGAGGCGTACGAGCGTTGTGGCGTGGAAGTGCGCTCTGGTTATGACCTGCGCACTGCTCGACGTAGTCTTAACCTGCTGTCCATAGAGTGGGCCAACCGTGGGATAAATCTGTGGACTGTGGAGCAAGGGTCTATCCCGCTGACGCAGGGCACGATCTCCTATACTCTGCCAGTGGATACTATTGACCTGCTGGACCACGTGGTGCGCACGGGCACGGGTGCTAACCAGACCGACATCAACATCAGCCGCATCAGCGTCGACACCTATTCGACCATCCCCAACAAGAACGCCCAAGGGCGACCCATTCAGGTGTGGATTAACCGTCAGTCCGGGGCCACGACGCCTACAGGGGTGGCCAACCCCACCATCAACGTCTGGCCGTCGCTGGAACAGAGCAACTTCTACACCTTCGTCTACTGGCGGCTGCGCCGCATCCAAGACGCGGGTAACGGCGACAACACGCAGGATATCCCGTTCCGCTTCCTGCCCTGCATGGTGGCGGGGCTGGCCTACCATCTCTCCATGAAAATCCCGGAGGCACTGTCCCGCGCGCAGATGCTCAAGGGTGTGTACGAGGAGCTTTGGCAGCAGGCTGCGGACGAAGACCGGGAGAAGGCTTCGCTTCGTATAGCCCCCCGTGTGGCCCTCTATTGAGGTCGCGGCATGCCCAGTAAGTTTGCATCTGGCAAAAAGGCCATATCGGAGTGCGACCGCTGCGGTCAGCGCTACCCCTTGCGCAAACTTCGGGCGCTGACGATCAAGACGAAGCTGACCAACATCCTCTGCTGCCCCACGTGCTGGGACCAAGACCATCCGCAGCTGCAGCTGGGTCTGTATCCGGTCAACGACCCGCAGGCACTGCGCAACCCAAGACCCGACAACTCGTACGAACAAAGCGGGCTGAACATCAACGGGACGCCGTCAGGCGGAAGCCGGGACATCTACTGGGGGTGGGCTCCTGTGGGCCTGCTTACGGGGGACTCCAGCCAACTAAACGCACTGGGTGTAACTCAGGTGCAGAATACGCTAGAAGCATCGGGCCAAGTCGGCACGGTTGTTGTAACTACGACCTAGGAGGGTCCTGATATGAACAAGAAGCCAATCAACGTCCCGGTGCCGAATACCAGCGGCTACCCCAACAACGTGCCTAATACCCAGACCATGCGTATCCGTGGCACCAAGCTCGCCACCAAAGGCACTAACTTCAACCCGAAGTGCTGCTAAGGTCTAGCGCATGAACTACGCCACTCTGTCTTCGACAATCCAAGCGTACGTAGAGAACGATTTCCCCTCCAGTGTTGGTAGCGGGTCGCTGACGTCTGCGCAGCAGATCGCTACGTTTGTCACGCAGGCAGAGCAGCGCATCTACAACACCGTGCAGATTTTGGCGGAGCGCAAGGTCACGAACCTTGTCACGGTCAACGGCACTTCCACGGTCGCGGCTCCGGCAGACTGGCTGTCCACCTACTCTTTCGCGGTGCTTAACCCTGCTACCACCTACGCGTTCCTCCTGAACAAGGATGTGGAGTTTATCCGGGAAGCCTATCCGGACCCCACCGTCGCGGGCACGCCGAAATACTACGCGCTGTTGGATGACACGTTCCTGCTTGGGCCTACCCCTAACGCCGTCTACACGCTAAGCCTCAACTACATGGCCTACCCCACCAGCATCACCACCGCGAACACCTCGTGGCTGGGTGACAACTTTGACTCCGTGCTTTTGTACGGGGCTTTGCTGGAAGCCTACACCTTTATGAAAGGCGAACCCGACGTCATCGCCGGGTACCAGAAGCGCTACGACGAGGCCATGGTACAGCTGAAGCAGCTGGCAGAGGGCAAGAACCGGCAAGACACCTACAGGACCCTGCAGGTCCGATACCCCGTCAAATAGCGAGGCCGCATGCCTGTTTCCCAGACCCTGTGTACGAGCTTCAAGGGCGAGGTTCTTCTCGGCGTGCACGACTTCCGGGCAAGCACCGGGGACACGTTCAAACTGGCTCTGTATACCTCCGCCGCAAACATCGGCCCCGACACCACGGCCTACAGCACGACCAACGAGGTTGTCGGCACGGGCTACACGGCTGGAGGCGTTACGCTAACCAAGCTGGGCGTCCAAACCAGCGACATCCAGTATGGCTCAAGTCTGGGTGTTGGTTTCACGTCTTTCATGACCGTAGCGCTGCCCGCTTCCTCTATCACCGCCGCTGCAGCCCTGATCTACAACACGACGCCTTCGGCGAACGGCATCGCTGGCACGCCGCTAACCAACCCTGCTGTGTGCGTGCTCGACTTCGGGGGCGACAAAACGACTGCGGGGACCACGTTCACCATTACCTTCCCAACAGCGGCGGGTAACTCGGCCATCATAAGGGTGGCGTGATGCTCAGATTTCTGCAGCCTTACCTGCTGTACGTCGCTGGCGCTGCCGTGTTGGCCGCTGCCTTTGGTGGTTGGACCGCGCGCGACTGGCAGTGCAAAGCCCGGGAAGCTGAAGTCATGCGCCGCGTGGCCGACGAAAAAGACCGCATGCAGGAGACCATCAATGCCCAGTCAGCCGCGTATGAAGAAGCAAAAGCTGCAGCCGCTGTCGTCTCTGTTCAGCGGACCCACACGATCAGGGAAGTGTTCCGCGATGTTCCGGTTGATGCTAGCTGTGCTCCTCCTGCCTCTGTTGACGGCCTGCTCTTGGATGCCGTGGAGGACGCCAACCGTACAGTTTCCGGCTCCCCCCGCTAACCTAGCGGCCCCGTGTCCGCCGCTGACACTACCGCCTACCCCGCTTCTGGACCCCGAGAGGGCTGTATGGGAAGCCGACATGATCGCCAAATACGGCGACTGCGGAGCCCGACATGTCAACACTATCGAGGCTTGGAAGAGGGCTGCTAACCGCAGTAATCAGTGATATACACGACTAAACGCGTATGCTTCTAACAGGAACCGCAGATGGCTAGCACGTACAGCCCCCTTAAAATCGAGCTTATGGCTACGGGGGAGAAAAACAACACGTGGGGTGCTATTACCAACACCAACCTTGGTACGGCCCTTGAGGAAGCCATCACTGGCACCGCAGATGTTACTTTTGCCAGTGGCAACGTAACCATCAGCTTGACGGACACCAATGCGTCCCAGACCGCGCGGAACCTGCGCCTTAACCTGATCGGCACCACTGCCGGTGCTCGGGACCTCATCGTCCCGGCCATCGAAAAACTCTACTTCATCAACAACACCTGCGCCGACACCATCACGGTGAAGAACACCACGGGCACCGGCATCGCCGTCCCGGCGGGTAAAACCATGGTGGTGTTTAACAACGCTACCAACGTGGTGGATGGCGTCACTCACCTGACTTCGCTCACGCTTGCGTCGTCCCTACCTGTGACCTCCGGCGGCACCGGGACCACCACGTCTACCGGCACCGGCTCTGTCGTCCTCAACAACACCCCCACGCTTATCGCTCCTCTGCTGGGCACCCCCACTTCGGGCGTGCTGACTAACGCCACGGGCCTCCCGATCAGCACTGGCGTGTCCGGCCTCGGCGCTAACGTCGCCACTTTCTTGGGCACCCCCAGCTCCTCTAACCTTGCAGCTGCCGTCACGGACGAGACTGGCTCTGGCGCTCTGGTGTTCGCCAACACCCCTACGCTTATCGCCCCTCTGCTGGGCACCCCCACCTCCGGCGTGATGACTAACGTCACTGGTCTGCCGATCAGCACTGGCGTGTCCGGCCTCGGCACGGGCGTAGCCACCTTCTTGGGCACCCCTAGCTCTTCCAACCTTGCGGCTGCCGTCACTGACGAGACGGGCACAGGCTCACTGGTGTTCGCTAACACCCCTACGCTTATTGCCCCCCTGCTGGGCACCCCGACTTCGGGTGTGCTGACTAACGCCACGGGCCTCCCGATCAGCACTGGCGTGTCTGGCCTTGGCGCTGGTGTCGCCACTTTCTTGGGCACTCCTAGCTCCGCTAACCTCGCCGCTGCTGTCACGGACGAGACAGGTTCTGGCGCGCTGGTGTTCGGCACCTCCCCGACCATCACTTCCGCTTCGCTGGTCACTCCGGCACTGGGGACCCCTTCGTCAGGCACGCTGACTAGCTGTACTGGCCTCCCGATCAGCACGGGTGTGTCCGGCCTCGGTACTGGCGTCGCCACTTTCCTCGCTACCCCTAGCTCCGCTAACCTCGCCGCCGCTGTCACGGACGAGACGGGCACTGGTTCACTGGTGTTCGCCACGTCGCCTACGCTGGTCACTCCGGTTCTTGGAACTCCGGCTTCCGCCACTCTGACTAACGCTACCGGCCTGCCGATCAGCACGGGTGTGTCGGGTCTCGGCACTGGCGTCGCTACTTTCCTCGCTACCCCCAGCTCCGCCAACCTCCTAGCTGCCGTTACGGACGAAACGGGCTCGGGTTCGCTGGTGTTCGCTAACACCCCTACGCTGGTTGCTCCGGCGCTGGGCACCCCCTCGTCCGCTACCCTCACTAACGCCACGGGCCTGCCTATCAACACGGGTGTGTCGGGTCTCGGTACAGGTGTCGCTACCTTCCTTGGCACCCCTAGCTCCGCCAACCTCCTCGCGGCGGTCACGGACGAGACGGGCACTGGCTCGCTGGTGTTCGCCACGTCGCCTACGTTGGTCACTCCGGTTCTGGGCACCCCCTCTTCGGGGACGCTGACTAGCTGTACCGGTCTGCCTCTAACCACGGGTGTCACTGGTACCCTGCCTGTCGGCAACGGCGGCACTGGCGCTACCACGCTTGCCTCTAACGGAGTTATATACGGCAACGGAACTGGCGCTGTTGGGGTCACAGCTGTCGGCGCAATCGGAGAAGTTCTGATCGGCACCGGCGGTGCCCCTTCGTGGGGCGCGCCACCCGCCGCTGGTGTCACTTCCATCAGCTTTGGGTCTACGGGCCTTACTCCGAACACCGCTACTGGCGGCGTCATCACTGTCGCTGGGACACTGGCTGTCGCCAACGGCGGCACTGGTATCACGTCGTTTGGCACTGGCGTCGCTACCTTCCTTGGCACCCCTAGCTCCGCCAACCTTCTAGCCGCCGTCACGGACGAGACGGGCACTGGGTCGCTGGTGTTCGCTACTTCCCCGACGCTGGTTACTCCGGCACTGGGGACCCCTTCGTCAGGCACGCTGACTAGCTGTACTGGCCTGCCTATCAGCACGGGCGTGTCTGGCCTTGGCACTGGCGTCGCCACCTTTCTCGCCTCTCAACTCACGGCAACGGCGTCGGCGGCTACTCTGGTAACTACGGCGGTCAACGAGGCGGTAGAAGTCACTATCGCGTCGGCGGCTACTACCGACCTTGCCGGGGCGGCTGGCAACAGCATCCTTATCTCTGGCACAACTACGATCACGGCCCTTGGCACCGCGACCAGTGGCGCTATTCGCCGGGTTCGGTTCTCTGGCATTCTAACGCTAACACACAACGGCACGTCTCTGATCCTACCGACCGCTGCCAACATCACGACGGCGGTGGGCGACACGGCAGAGTTCATGTCGCTGGGTTCTGGCAACTGGGTTTGCACCCGCTACAACCGCGTGAGCGGCACAGCATTGCTGGGTGTAACAACTATTACCTTTGGGTCCACTGGTCTCACTCCTTCTACTGCTTCCAGCGGTGCCGTAACTGTCGCTGGTACGCTGGCTGTCGCCAACGGCGGTACGGGGCGCGCTACGTCGACCACGGCTTACGGCCTTCTTGCGGCAGGTACGACGGCAACCGGCGCGCACCAAACGCTCGCGGCGGGCGCAACAACTGCGATACTGGTCGGGGGCGGCACTTCGGCGCTTCCTGTCTGGACTACAGCCACGGGCAGTGGGGCACCGGTCAGGGCTACTTCCCCGACGCTGGTTACTCCTACGCTCGGCGCTGCCTCCGCTACATCGCTTGCTCTGGCTGCTGGCCTTGTGGCCACCCCGTCCCTCACCTTCACGGGGGATTTGAACACCGGGATGTGGTCCCCCGCCGCCGATACAATCGCGTGGTCCACGGCTGGCACCGAGAAGATGCGGATTACCTCGACCGGCGACGTCGGCATCGGGACGAGTTCGCCTAGCGGACTGCTTGATGTCGTTGGTCAAACCCGAGTAGGGGGCGGAAGTTCCGCAGACGCGCTTGTGGTTCGCGGTCGAACAAGCGACAACCTTGGTTTTATTTTGCTGTCAAACAGCGGCGGCGGGACGGCGTACGCGTATATTGGCACTCCAGCCGTAAACCAGTTGGCTTTTTATACCAACGGGTTCGCAGAACGGATGCGCATCGACTCATCCGGCAACGTCGGCATCGGTACGAGTTCGCCTACAGAAAAACTGGACGTTGTCGGCAACGTCGAACTAAGCGGCAATGGTAACAGGCGCCTTACTTTTTATAGCTCTACTAACTGGCGATACAACTTTGCTAGTGTTGGCGATGACTTTAATGTTTACGACGCAGACAACACTAACTTCCTACAGTTCTTCTACAGCGGCACGTTGGCATTCAAGCGCGCGTCTGTGCTCGGCGCACTACACGTTTTGCAAGGCGGTAACGTCGGCATCGGGACGACTGCGCCTAATGATAAGCTGGAAGTGTTTGGCGGAAACGTCCGTTCCGCTTTGGTCGGGGCTTCGGCGACTACCCTTCGCGGGTTTGTCATGGCGTCTGATTCGACTGAGTTTGCCAGCCTCAAAGCCGAATCATCAGCAGGAGAAACGCGCTTAACGTCAGGCTTCGCTGGTTTTGGCGGACTGACAACGTTTCATACTAACGGCACCGAGAAGATGCGCATCGCCGCAGATGGCAACGTCGGCATCGGGACCAGCGTAACTGCTGGCGTAAAACTTACTGTTGCAGGCAGCACGGCGTTTACGTTTGCGCAGTTTTCTACAGCGCACGTGGTCCTCGGTTCTACCAACTCCAGCGGTTCGCTGTTCGTCAACACGCCGTCGCTAAACGGCTCGTTCACCAGTGGCCTTGGTATCGACGGCAGCTATTCTGGCACAACATCAACAGTAAACCTGTCAGCGGTTGGCGTGTTTTCTGGCGGCGGGTATGGCGGTGAGTTTGCGTTCCGCACGTCCTTCGAGGGCCTCACGTATGAGCGGATGCGTATCACTAAAGGCGGCAACGTTGGCATCGGGACTGACTCACCAGCTGTTCCACTGCAAGTGAAAGGTGATCTTTCGTCCGGTGGCGTCAGCATAACCACCAACACTTTCACATCGGGTTCCGCAGGGTCAAACCTTCGCCTGCGCCACAGCGCTACAAGCGGCGACACAATAGCTATTGTTGAAAACTTGGTCGCTGGCGGGACGACTATTGGCAACCTTGCCATTAACCCTTCTGGCGGCAACGTCGGCATCGGGACGAGTTCGCCGGGATATATTTTGTCGGTTAACGACCCCGGCACAGGTTTAGGGTTTACAAACGCGGCCAGCGGCAACTTCAACATTGGCCTTCTGGCTGGCACTGGGTCGGCGGTTGCTTACGTTTTCCAGCGCGCTAACTCCGATCTTCTGTTCGGCACTAACAACACAGAGAAGATGCGCATTTTCTCTGGCGGCAACGTAGGCATCGGGACTACATCGGTTACAAGTATTTTTGGCACGACTGTTAGGGCATTCAGCGCTGGTAGCGGCGCGACACTTCAGTTAGGCGGAACTACAGTAAACGCTTATTTTTACGCTGCGGAAGGGCTCGGCCTTAGTGCTATTGGAAACACAACAAGCAACCCGTTTATATTCTTTACCAGTGACGTCGAGCGGATACGCATCACCGCTATTGGCAATATCGGCTTCGGCACGTCGGACCAGTTTGGGGGAGGTCAGAAGGTCATTGGTATCGCAAACGCAACGACTAACCCAGCTACCAACCCTACCGGTGGCGGCGTTCTCTACGCTGACGGCGGGGCGCTCAAGTGGCGCGGTTCCTCCGGCACTGTCACTACCATCGCTAACGCATAAGGACCTCTACCATGACCATCGCCTACACTTGGATTATCTCCTCGCTTGAAGTGGCACCGTCCGACGACGGTATGATCGACGTCATCAAGATCGCTAACTGGCGCTACCGGGCTACGGACAGCACGGACGACATCTCCTCCGAGGTCTATGGCTCTCAAGGGTTTGCCACTCCTGACCCGGCGTCCTACACCCCATTTGACAGTGTCACCGAGGCACAGGTAGTTGAGTGGATCGAAGACGCCATCGGCGAGGAAGGCATGGCATCCATGGACGCTTCGCTTGTGGTCAACATCGAGAACATCAGAAACCCGCCCATCGTCACCATGCCTGTGCCGTGGGCAACGCCTACGCCTGAACCCACTCCGGTAACCCCAACAGAAACAGAGAGCACAGATGCTTAACACTCCCATTCGCGACCGCGCCGGTAACGTCATCACGAACCCGGACGGTGAACCCGCAACCATTCGCTTCGCCCTCTACATGGCTATCGACGCCCAGATGGAAGACGACGCGAAAATGGAAGCCGGGGCCAAGCTGAAGCTCGCCAAACTGAGCCTGAAGCTCGCGGACGAAAAGGCGGAACTGACCGCCGGAGAAACCACCACCCTGCTGGAACGCGCGGCCAAAACCCTGTCCGTGCTGGTCTATTCGCAGCTGGTGCTGGCCCTCGACCCCAAATCCCTAGACTAGCGCACCGCCTATGGCCCTCCTGAAGCTACAGTTCAAACCCGGCATCAACCGCGACGTCACCAACTATTCGGGTGAAGGCGGCTGGTGGGAGTGCGACAAGATACGCTTCAGGAGCGGCCTGCCGGAGAAGCTGGGCGGCTGGGAGAAGTATTCCGCTAACCCATTCTACGGGGTGTGCCGCAACCTGTTCTCTTGGGTGACCACGTTCAGCGACATCATGCTGGCAACTGGCACCAACAGAAAACTGTATATTGAGCTTAGCGGTGTCTACAACGACGTGACGCCGATCCGGGCTACGTTTGTTTCTTCAGCCACCAACAACTCCCTGTCGGTCAGCAGTGGCTCAAAGATTGTCCTTGTTACCCTGACAGCCCACGGGGCTCTGGACGGCGATTTCGTCACCATTTCCGGGGTTACCGGAACTATAGGCGGCGTGCCTGACGCCGAGATAAACGCCAACCACCAAGTCACCGTGGTGGACGCCAACAACTTCACCTTTCTGGTGGACACAGCTGCTACCTCAACTGCGGCCCTGACGGGCGGCACTGCCATCACAATGGTGTTTGAAATCCACGTCGGCAGCGCCTCGCTTGTCTACGGGTACGGCTGGGGTGTGGGTGTGTGGGGTCAGGGCCGAGGTTGGGGTTCACCTGCATCTACCCCCATCATCGAACCGCAGCAGGACTGGTGGTTTGATAACTTTGACAACGACCTGTTTTCCAACATCCGTGGCGGCGCAGCGTATGTGTGGGAGCGCGGCACAACAGTAGACCCGGCCACCGCGTTGAATACGCCAGCTATTTCACTGCAGGCTTACGCTACTGCTGGGAGCTTTGACCCGAACGCGGTGCCCTCAGCCATCATGCAGATCATGGTGTCACAGCAGGACAGACACCTCATTGCCTTTGGCGCTGTTCCGTATGGAAGCACCAGCGTAGCCGACTTCGACCCCATGCTTATCCGTTGGGCCGATCAAGACACACCGGGTGACTGGACGCCGACAGTCACCAACTCAGCGGGTTTCCTGCGCGCTTCGCGCGGTTCGCGCATCGTCACGGCCCTACCCACCCGCCAAGAAATCTTGGTTTGGACTGACACCACCCTTTACGCACTGCAGTTCCTAGGGACTACCGACGTGTTCGGCCTGCAGGAGTACGCGCCCGACATTACCATCGCAGGTCCTCGGGCAAGAATATCGGCTTCCAACGTCGTATACTGGATGGGTCGCGGCAAGTTTTACGCATATTCTGGACGTGTGGACACTCTAGACTGCACACTGCTTAACCATGTGTTCGGCAACCTTAACTATGAACAACTGGAACAAGTCGTAGCTGGCACTAACGAACAGTGGAACGAAATCTGGTGGTTCTATCCCAGCGCTCAGTCCAATGCAAACGACAGCTATGTCATATACAACTACTTAGAAAAGCTTTGGTATTACGGCATGATGCCTCGTACAGCTTGGCTGGACTCCAGACTGTATTCAGGGCCGCTGGCTTCAAACAACGACGAGCCAGATGCCCTTACTGAAACTGGGTATAACTACATCCACGAGGTTGGCGTTAACGACGACGTGTCGCCGATGGAGTCCTACATCCAGTCCAACGACTTTGACTTGGGTGACGGGGACAAGTTCATGCTGTCCCGCAGGCTTATCCCTGACGTCAGGTTTGAGAACTCTACGTCGGCGCACCCAGAGGTCACCTTCACGTTGCAGTCGCGGAACTTCCCGGGCAGTGCCCGTCGCGCCGATGCGCAGGATGCTAGGCCGGTCATCCAGACGGCTGTGGATGAGTTTACAGAGCAGGTGTTTATCCGTGCCCGCGCTAGACAGATGTCGCTGAAAGTTTCGTCGGCTGACTTGGGCGTACACTGGAACCTAGGCACGTCGCGCCTCGACGTGCGCGAAGACGGAACTCGCTGATATGGCTCTGGAACTCTTCAAGTTTTCTCCGCTGCCGAACCCGCCAGAAACCTACGACCCGATTTTCTTCCGGCAGTTCCTGCGTACGCTGGAGATTTACTTTGCCCAGCTGGACGCGCTGACACCCAACCAAGCCAAGTCCTACCGGGCTACCGAGTTTTTTGGTGGGACCTTCGCCGGAGGCAGTCTGGCTGTTAGCGGGAATGCAGGGGTAGGAACATCGACGCAGTTCGGCTCTGGCGCTGGTGTGCTTGGTATGGCTAACGCCACGACGGTACCTACCACTAACCCCACTGGGGGCGGCGTACTCTACATCCAAGCGGGAGCGCTCAAGTATCGCGGCTCTTCCGGCACCGTAACAACTATAGCTCCAGCCTAGCAGGCGTCGTATTGTTAGTGTAGATTTTGCAGTGGCTGTGTAGCCGCTACTCCGAGGACCAAGCCATGTTCCCGCCTCCGCCGCAGCAAATGCAGTCGATGCAGCCGCAGCCCAGCCCGCAAGGTATGGGCATGTCTCCCATGGGCGCTAGCTCTAATCCTATGGGCATGCCGCAGCAGCCGCAGGTAATGCCACAAATGGGTGGCGGGAAGCCTATGCAGCCGTCTTACCCCGCTGCGCCGCAAGCCAACCAGATGTCCCAGTATGGTCGCGGCAACGACACCATGCTCATGCACGTCACGCCGGGCGAAGTTAATGGCCTGCAGCAGTTGGCGCAGATGAAGGGTGGTTCGCTGACAACCAACCCGATGACCGGCCTGCCCGAGGCTGGCTTCCTTGAGGATATGCTGCCTACCATTCTCGGCGTGGCTGGTAGCTTCTTCGGCATCCCGCCCATGCTCACTGCGGCTGTCGTTGGTGGCGGCACAAGCCTCGCTACGGGTAGCCTTGAGAAAGGCCTGATGGCTGGCCTCGGCGCATTCGGCGGCTCTGGAATAGCTGGCGGCTTGGGTCTGGGTGCCGCTGGTGCTACCCCTGCTTTGACGACGGGCGCGCAAACCCTAAACGCGGCGGGCAACGCTGCGCTGTCGCCACTTACTACCGCTGTCCCCGGTGCTGCCGGTGCTGCCGGTGCTGCCGGTGCTGCCGGTGCTGCCGCCCCCGTAGCTGCCATTGGTGTTCCGGGTCCTATTAGTGCTGGCGGGTTGTTTTCAGGAGCCCAAAGTGCTGCCGGTGCTACCCCTGCTTTGACGACGGGCGCGCAAACCCTAAACGCTGCGGGCAATGCTGCGCTGATGCCGCTTACTGCATCTGTCCCAACCGCCGCCAACCCCATTGCCGGTTTTGGTCAACAAGTTGGTCAGCAGGCTGCTGACTTTGGCACCCGGTTTGCCGGGGAAGCCTCCAAGAACTTTGCTGGCGCAGCCGGTCCTACCAACCTGTACAAAACAGGCGCAGCGGCTCTCGGTGCAGCCCAGCCTTTCCTTAGCGCTATGGAGCCCCGCTACGCAGCGCCGCAAGCTGAAGACGACGGGTTCAACTACGAAGGGCCTTACCTCCCGACAGAGCGCCGTGCACGGTTCAAGCCAGCTGGTTCGGAGAACGACTCGTCCGAGTTCTCTTACTTCGACGACACCAACCCCTATCCGGGTTTTGCTCCGGCTCCGCGAGGTTTCGCCAAGGGTGGCGACGTGCCAGCACCAGAAGTGCGCCCCGGCAACCTAGACATCGCCCCCACTTTCCCGCTTCCGCCAACCATCCCGGGCACCGGGGGGCCTATGCCTGCCGTTCCCATTGGTGAAGGCGGCGGTTACGTGGTGCAGCCGGGCATGCCGTTCCCTCCGCAACCGCCTATCCCTCCAAGTAGGTGGAACAGTTCAGTGCCGGGCAGGGTAACGCGCCCCTTGGGTTATGGCGACGAGTATAACTACGGCACGAGCGGCGGTGGAGAACGACGCTTTGAGCCCCCCGCACCTACTACGCCTACTGTCCCTCCCCCTCTCATTGGCGGCGGGGGCTACACTGGCGGTGGCTATACCGGCGGCGGCATCGACTTCACTCAAGACGACCTAGACCGGCTGACCCGCTACGTCCGTGGGCTTGGGGGCGGGACGACGTCAGCAGAAGTCACTCAAGGTGGGGGAGGTGGCGGAGGGGGCATATCGGGGGGAGCGGGGGGCAGCGGTTCTGAGACGCCGCTGCCCACAAACCCTACTCGCCCAACTACTCCTCCCCCGGTTATCGAGCCCTACTCCCCGCCACCGGCACCGCCAGTGGTCATTGACCCGACGCGCCCGATTAACCCTCGCGGCGGCGGTTTCGACGTGGCTGACGAAGTGTCCCCCGATGGTGGCGGCACCGGAGGCGGCACTGGTGTAGACGTTTTACCCCCTCGCCCTCTGCCGCCAGTGGTCGAGCCTTCACTGCCACCCCCGCCGCCAACCGCTCCTGCGCCGGTTATCGAAACGCCACCCGTGCTTCCGCCGCTTCCAGTGGTTGAGCCCTCACTTCCTCCGCCGCCTCCGCCACCGGCACCGCCTGTGGTCGTCGAGCCCCCGCGTCCGCTGAACCCCCGTGGTGGTGGTTTTGACGTTGCTGACGAAGTCACTGACACGCCGCCTCCGCCTCCTCCGGTAACCGAACCTTTCCTGCCGCCTCTTCCGACGCCGCCAGTAACCGAGCCCTACTTGCCACCTCCTCCGCAGCCGCCTGTGGTCGAGGCTCCTCCCCCGCCGCCGGTCCTTCCGCCCGCGCCTCCCCCGCCTCCGGTGGTCGAGCCTTCACTGCCGCCTCCGCCTATGCCGGAAGTGCGCCCGCGTGATTTGGAGATTGCTCCGAACTACGTGTCTCCCAAGCTCGCACTTCCTCCAGTCGTTCCGCCCGCGCCTCCGCCTGTCATGCCTCCGCCTGTCATGCCTCCGGTGAATGAACCTTACCTGCCGCCGCCACCGCCGCCGGTTATCGCGCCGCCGGTTCTTGACCCAAGGCTGTCCGAGACTGACCAAGAGATCATGCTCGCGTCTCCTAACGAGAAGCGCAAAAAGTTCGCCGCTGGCGGCACAGTGCCGCTGGACAACGGGGCCTTCATCATCGACGCCCGCACGGTGTCTGAACTTGGTAACGGCAGCAGCAGCGCTGGTCAGGAACTGCTGGCTAGGTACGGCGGTATGCCTATCCGAGGTAAGGGCGATGGGGTCAGTGACTCTATCCCAGCCAAGATCGACGGGCGGCAGCCAGCACGCGTAGCCCGAGATGAGGTCAAGTTCGACCCGGAAGCTGTCCGTAGGTTTGGCGGCGGCGACCACGCACTGGGGGTCAAGCGGCTTCACGCCCTGATGGACAAAGCACACAAAGCCCGCAAGGGTGCCGACCGTGGGGAAGACACCAAACTGCGGAAGGCGATGGTTAGATGATCGGTTCACCTGAGTTCGACACGTACGAATGGCAGCAAGCGCGCAACGCGAAACTGGTAGAGTGGCTGGGCGACGCCAACGCCATCAGGTTCATCATGGACTTCTCGGACACGTGCGAGCTGTTCGACGACCTGATCGACAGGGATAAACCTATCGAGGACGGGCACGTAGTCCGCGTGTTGTTCAAGGTTCTTACGGAGATGCCGCTGAACCCGTTCTTCCACCACTACAAGGCGCAGCTTATACCTATCATCGTCACAGGCATTAACGCTTGGCTAGATGCCAACGACCTTGAGCACGGGGACGACAACGACAAGGTCTTTGCTTACGTATTGCGTGACTGGTATATGGAGTTCGTGGCGTACATCATCTACCTCGTTCGTGGCCGCGACTACATGCGTGCGGTCAGTTTGGACGTTAGGCATTTTTTTACCCACCATGAAACGCTGGGTGAGTATCTGGAGAAAATGTCATGAGCGGCGGCGGCGACAGCACACCACCCACCCAGCAGGTCAACTCCACGACCACGACCAACAACCTACCGGAATACGCACGTCCGTATTTCGAGAACATACTCAACCGTTCGCAGGCTGAGTCGTATCGACCCTACACCCCGTATGAGGGGCAGCGCATCGCTGGCTTCACGCCAGATCAACAGGCGTTGCAAACCGAAGTCCGCAACATGCAGACGCCGGGGCAGTTCGGCGCTGCGTCAGACCTAGCCTATGGAGCGGGACTGAGTGCTGCTAACGCGGGGCAGTACGCCCCCACTGCTGTGGTCAACCAGCAAGTGCAGATGCCGTTCCTAGAACGCTACGGGATGCAGGGCGCGGAGCAGTTCGGCAACCAGCAAGCCCAGCAGTATATGTCGCCGTACATCCAGAATGTCGTGGATGTGCAGAAGCGCGAAGCGGTGCGTGACGCGCAGAAAAGCCAGCTGGCCCAAGACCTCGGTGCTGCACGTCAGGGCACTTATGGCGGAGCTAGGCAGCTTCTGGCTGCCACTGAACGCGAGCGGGCTCTGGGTCAGCAGATGGGCGATATCCAAGCCCGTGGTCTGCAGTCTTCCTATGAAAACGCGCAGGCGCAGTTCGAGCGTGATCGTTCCGCTGGCTTCAACGTCGGGCAACAGAACCTGCAGGCTGCCATGCAGCGGCAACAACTCGGCACTCAGTCTGGCCTTCAGGCCGCGCTGGCTAACCAGTCCAGCAACCTCGACGCACAGAGGCTGGCAGAGCAGTCCCGTCAGTTCGGTAGCCAGCAGGGGCTAGCCGGAAACGCACAAGCTCTCGAAGCCGGTCGCACCTTGGGTAACCTCGGTCTGACGCAACAGCAGGCGGATATGCAGCGCCTCGGCCTCCAAGGTGCCAGCGCGGACCAGTATCAGCAGATGCGCCAGCGCCAGTACGACACGGCTTATGCAGACTTCCTGCGTCAGCGCGACTATCCGATGGAACAGCTTGGCCAATACAGCAACCTGCTGCGCGGCATCCCGGTCGGGCTGAACACCACTGGCACTACATACGCTCCGCCGCCGTCGATGCTGGCTCAAGCGGGTGGCATTGGTCTGGGCGCAGCTAGCCTTGCACGGCTGAGCGGGGGTTAAGTAGATGGAAACCAAGCCTTTCAGCATGCAGTCCCCTGAGCAGATCGCCAAGGACTACATGGGCAACAAGCAGAAGATCGCCGCTGCCGCGCAGATGGGGACAGTTGACCCTACCGCTGCTGTCTTGGCTGGTATGTTCATCGACCGCATGCGCTCCGCGCAGGTGCAAGAGCAGATGCCCGCGCGCACGGTAGCTCAAGATGTGCTCTCTCCTCCGCAGATGGGCGTCGGCGCTCCGCCTCCGGGTATGCCGCCTATGGGTGCTCCTCCTCCTCCGATGGGTGCCCCGCCGATGGGCGCACCACCTGCTGGTCCTATGGGTGGTATGGGCGCTCCTGCTGGCCTTGGTGCACTTCCTCCCGGTCCTCCTGCTATGGGTGCTCCTCCCATGGGTATGGCGGATGGCGGACTAGTCGACCTGCTCGTCCCCAGTGATACTTTCCCAGATGCTAACTACGCTGGCGGTGGCATTGTGGCTTTTGCTGCGGGTGACCCGGTGGTCGCCCCCGCTGCCCCCGCTGCGGAGGAGGAAGAATATGTGTTTGACCCCGCCAGCGTGCGGGACGTCGCGCGCAACATCGAAGAGTACAACCAGCTGTACCAACCCAACACTACGCGCAGGCAGGCGACTACCGCATACTACGAAGGCCTGATGTCGCCGGAAGCTCAGGAGAAGAGCCGCAAGGAAGACCTCTACACCATGCTGGCCCAGATTGGGTTTGGTATGGCTGGCACCAACTCGCCTAGTTTTCTGCAGGCTGCGGGTCAAGCTGCTAACGCTGCTATCCCCGGTGCCGTGCAGGCCCGCAAGGAGCGCAAGGCTGAACAACGCCAAGGGCTGGCCGCGCTTACCAGTCTTGAAGAAGCAGGCAACGCAGAGCGCAGGGCTGGTGTAACCTACGGTTTGGAGCGCCGTGGAACCGGGGAAAGTGTTAGCGAGGCCCGACGCAACACAGCAGAAGACCGCGCCTTCCGCACCTCCGAGCGGCTAGGTGGCGAAGCGCATGAGCGAGGGATGCTCGGCGCTAGGCTATCTGCCCAACAAGCATCTGAAGGCGTAGGCAGAGGCGGCACTGTTAACGGTGTAGCCATTCCTGACTTTGGTAACGACGGCCCGGGTCGCCGTATGCGGCAGTTGTTTATTGCCAAGATGTCTAGTCGCCCCCCAACGGGCAAGGTTTGGAACCCTGACATAGTGGCCGCTCAGGTGCAGCAGCTCGTTGCAAACGACGGCGTCCTCCCCGGCGACAGGTTGGGCGCTCCCGGTACTTCGGTGGCAGAGTATCTAAGGGACAGGCCCACTGGTGGCAGTGGCACAGGGACGACTAGAAACAGGGACATTGTCAGCATCACGCCGCTACCTCGCGCCGTCGTCCCTAGGGTTGCTCCCGCGCGAGCCGTCGTCCCTGCCGAAACCTACGCAAGCAGGCGTAGCGGGTCTGAGTATGAAGACCGCGTGCGCGGGGTGTCGTAGTGGGTGACAAACGGTATATTGTGCGGGCACCGAACGGCGTCCAGTACGCTGTCGTGGGTCGAGAAGGGCTGTCTCGGCGGGAAGTTATAGCCGCTGTAATAAGTCAAAACCCGGATGCTGGGGTTCGCACCTATCAGGTGCGTGCAAACGACGGGAACAACTACGAGGTCCGTGGTCGCCCCGGCCTTAGCCAGACACAGGTGCGCAACGCTGTTCACGCGGAAATCCCTGAAACAAATGTGCGCCGTAATGCTATTGGCGCTGGCTTTGCGCAGGCCAGAAACAACCTAACTACAGGCTTGCCCTTTGCGTTTGAAACCGCGACCGGGAGGCTTACTGAAGAAGAACAACAGAGATACCTAGCTTCTCAGCGTCGAGCGGCAGAGTTAGCCGAACAACGCCTGCCCGGCGGAGCACCGTCTTTCGATGACATGATGAGTGGTCGCGCGGATTTCTTCGGCGGCTTGATGGAGAACCTAGGCCAGAGCATCCCGCAGGCTGTTCCAGCTGTCGTTGGTGGTCTTGGCGGCGCGGCTATAGGTTCCGCTGCGGGGCCCGGTGGCACGATTGCTGGCGGCATCGGCGGTGTTCTTGGTGGCGTGGGAGCCTCCACTCCTTTCTTCGTTGGCAGCAACGTGGCCAGAGCTACCGAAGGTGGGCAGGTCCCACTTACCCAAGGCGCGGCCCGCCGTGCGATAGCCGCTGCCCCTGCCCAAGCTAGCGCTGACGTTCTGGCCGCTAAGTTTATCCCCGGTGTTGGTCGTTTATTCGGTGGCCCCGCCACCTCCACTGCGATTAGTAGGCTTGCTCGTCCCGGACTGGCTAGGGGCGCTGTGCGTATTGGGCAAGGTGCGGTTGCTGGCGGCACTGCGGAAGCTGGCCAACAGTTTGGAGAGCGCTACGCCGCTGGCCTGCCTCTGGGCGACCGCGAAGCTATGCGGGAATATGGTGAGTCTGCGGCTCTCGGCGCTCTTATGGACGCGTCTGTTGGTGTCGCTGGCGCGCCTTTCTCTGGCCGTCGTGATGGTTCTACTCCTACCCCCTCCGCCCCTACCCCCATCGGTGCCCCTCCAGCTTCCACTGACTTCGGCACAGAAGAAGACACCGCTGCGGTAGCAAAAGAACTAGAGGCGCTTGCACCCGAACAGCAGGCTGTGTTTGTTAACGAGTATAACCGCCTTATCCAAGACGGGCTTACCTCTGAAGCAACCGCCGCTACTATGGCGCTTGATACTGCTAAGCAGGTGCCTGTAACCACAACACAAGGCACTGAAGATGTTGTATCTGTCGGACGACCTGATGGAGAAAGCGTTCCTAGCCTTGACGCACGGGGCGAACTGGACGGAACTCCCACAGGACCTGAAGGAGTTGCAGCCGGAGATGTGGGCGGGGCTGGGAGCCCTCCTCCTGTCGGTCTACAAAGTGAAGGCAATGTCGACGTTGCACTAACGGCGACAGCACCAAAACGGCGCAAGGGTAAGGCGGCGGTAGCGCCCATTGCAGAAGGTGAAAACCTAGCGGCACCTGCGCTGCTGTCTATCCCGGAAGCTTCCGCCATAGTTGTGCCGGTCGAATACCCAAAAAACCCGGGCAGGCAGAGTGTGTTCGAGGTGGGCTACAAGGCCGCGCTGTCCGGTGTGGCAGTGCCAGAAACTGTGCTCAACGAGTTCGGCAAAGACCGGTTTGCGTACAACGCTGGCGTAACTAACGGGCTTGCAGCCCTGCCTGAACTGTTGTCTGCGAGAGGTCAGCCTACGCCTGTGCCTGAAGTGGCTCCTGTGGCTCCTCCCGCTCCTGAAGTGGCTCCCGCCCCCACCGGCAAAGCTCCACTTCCCGCAGAGCGCCGTGCGGCGCAAGCCGCTAAAACAGCGGACCTGAACGCAGCCAACACCGCAGCTGTAGACGCGCTTGAAGCTGCAGGGGGTGACACTAAGAAGGTCGCGGACTTCCGCAGCTTCATCGCTAACCCGTCCCCCACTGTCTCCCCCGTGGTGCTGTCCAAGCTTATCGCACGGGAGGCTTCCAAGCTCCCCGCTGCGGACGCCGCTCAGCAAGCCGACAACATGCGGACAACCATTCGCCCCCCAGAGAGGAGCAGGTACCCTGACGGGTTCGTGCCTGACCCCGAGTTTGAACGCCGCATACAGGGTAAAACTCTGTCTGAGGCTGTGACGGAAGCCGCAGTAAGTCGTTACGACCGCACTGGCGACATGGCCTACTTCAAAATCGGCACCCGTGTAGCCGACAAAATCAAAGCTATGGAGCAACAGGGGTTTAGCTTTGACGTTGGTCTAGCTTCGGTGGGTGACCCCCGCATGGAATCCTTGTCCTCTGCTGGGCAGATGAAAATGGATATGGAGACGGGCGCGATGTCCGTCCTCCTGCGGGACAGCAAAGCCATAAGCAGCGGAACCACACCCGAAGTACTCATGCACGAAGCTGTGCACGCTGTGTCTTCTCCGCTGATACGGGAGGCTGCGGAAAACGCGCTGTCTCCTAACAGGGCTGTGTACGAAGAACTTCGAGCGCTGTTTAAAGAAGTTTCCGCGCAAGTGGACACGTTGCCTGCGGACCTGCGCACGAGCAACGCCATGAAAAACGAACGGGAGTTTATGACTTGGGGGCTGACTAACAAGCCTTTCCAAGACTGGTTGCGCACTGTTCCTGTTAAAGGCGGCAACGCTTGGTCTGCGTTTGTCGAAGTTATGCGCAAGTTGCTTAGCATAGACAAAGCCGAAATCAACGCGCTTACACGTCTATTAGAAGTTTCGGACAAAGTGTTTGCTGCAGACACCGCGCCAGCGTCTCCCGAACAATGGAACGCGCTACAAGCTCGCAAAGCTAGCGGCGAATATAAAGCTATGCACCTCCAGTATCACCTAGATAAAAACAAGCCGACGCTTAAGCAAGCTCGTGAACTGTTAAGCGCAGCTACCACGCGCAACGAAGTGGCCTCTGTGCTCGGGATGCTTGAAGGCCAAGGGGTTTTAACTCGCGGTGATCTTCGCGCCATTCGCGAGGCGCTGTACGCAAACGCTGGCAAAGACGCGGAAGCTCAGCAGGTGCAGAACGCCTTGTCAGCGGCCAACGAGCTTATCACGCGTAGGGAGGCGGAGAAAAACACTGACTACGCCCGCGCCAAGAAAACCCCCGCTGCCCCCGCTGCCCCGCTTACCCCCGCTGACCGTGCTGCGGCTAGGTCGTTGGAGGAAACCAAGGCTGTGGTGACTGAGGCGACAAGGAAGTTCAACGCCAACAACATATTACAAAACCCCGGCACGGCGGCGGATACCAACCAAAAAGCCAACGACATCAACAAGGCTATGCCCTTCCTTGAAAAGGCGTGGCGCACTATGAGCGCGCCCTCGTTCAAGAAGTGGTTGGAGGTTATGCCGCTTAGCCGCATGGCTGAGTGGGGCAACAAGAACGTGCCCGGACTGACCAAGCTTTACCATCTCGGCACCCAGAAGATAGGGCAACTGCACACCTACCAGCGCAGGTTCAACGACATAACGAAGCAGCTGGTTGAAGTCGCCAACAAAAACGGCAAGGAAGTGTTGGCCGAAGTTGCTTACTACACGCGTATTAACCGTGTGGACGTTACTGAACTAGGCGACACGCTTGCTGATAGTTACAACGCTGACAGACCACTGCAGTGGTACGCCACAGAGCTAAACAAGCAAAACATCAGTCCGGCGCGCAGGAAGCGGCTGGACAAGGCTGCCTTGCGGCGAGAAGAAGAGATCAGGGAAGTCTACGACCGGTGGCAACTGCTGGGCGAACAGAAGGGTGGACGGGAAGCGTTCCTTGCTACTCAGAAGTTCTACAAGACTATGTATAACGCTCTGCGGGCGTTGAACTACTCCGCCATGCGCCGACTGAACGTGTCTGAACAGACCCAGAAGGAACTTAAAGATACCTTCGACGAGGCTTTGGAAGGCGAAATCGAAGAAGACACTGGCATGCCCAGAAACCTGTATCCGCGTGAGTATGTACCGGCCAAACGCTTTGGCGAGTTCTGGTTGGACATCGCTGCCGACACCAGCAAAGACGGCAAGCGCGAGCGTATTTTTAAGGTCTACGACACGGCTGGGGAGCGCGACGCTGAACTGCGGCGCTTTTCAAACACGTACGGTATAGGCAAGGACGGCAAGGACGCTGGCGGCACTCGCGTGGTCTCTGTCGGCAGCAGCATGAAAGAGTTGCAGGACGTCCCCGACGTGCGCGGCACGATGCTGGAGAAACTGTATAGTGTGCTGGACAAGGTTGCCGCAGAGGGTGCTGACCTGCCTAACAAAAAACAAGTTGACGCGCTTAAAAAAGAGTTGTTCAGCGCATGGTTGATGAGTAGCTCAGCTAACAGCCTGCAGAAAAACTTCGCTGAAACTAAGGAACTTGTCGCGGGCTTTAGCCTAGACATACCGCGTGTGTTTGCTGACTCCGCCATGCAGTACGCTAGCCTGCTTTCTTCTGCTGAATACGATCACAAGATCGCAAACCAGATCGAGAAGCTTCGCGACGACATCGAGGAACAGCACGCGCCTGACGACCAATCCAGATACCGCATGTTCGTTGACGAGATGGAGAACCGGCTGGTTCAGGACTACGCGGCCCAGAACGAGCCCAACGTTTTCAACAGCATCAACCGGGCTATGTTCTTCTACTTCCTGACCGCGCCCGCTACCGCTGCAGCGCAGTGGGTGTCCCTGCCGGGCGTTGTGGTGCCTATCCTCGGCGCGGAATACGGCTACGGCAAAACCACGGCGGCTTTCACCAAATACCTTAACTTCGCCAAAACACTGGGAGTTACCGAAACCAACGCGCTCGGTGAAACGGTTATGTCGATGTCGTCCATGCGCAACTCGGACAGCTTCAAGAACGACCCGCTGTTCAGGAAAGCCTACCTTGCCGGTGCGGGGCGCGCAGTGTTCGAGACCATGGTCGACGTAGTCACCAGCTCTGCGGCTACCCCAACAAAGGCGAGGACCAAAGGTGAGTACGTCAAGAACTTCTTCCTTAAAACCAACGAAGTTGTAACTGGCGCGCTTAGCGCGGTGTACACTTCCTCTGAGCTGGTCACCCGCGAAGTTGCCTATATGACGGCCTTCGACCTGCACTACGCGAAGACGGGAAACTTTGAAGCGTCAGTGAACGCAGCGGTCACTAACGTGAACAAGTCCATGGGTAGCTATCTGGACATTGAACGCCCGGCGTTCATGAAGCACTCAGCCATTCGGTCCCTGATGGCCTTCAAGCAATACGCCATTGCTATGACGTCGTTGTACGTAGACTCCATAGCTAAAATCCTCCCTTCGCTGCCGGACGGAAACCCGTATTCCGCAAAGCGGCATGCGGAACGTATGATGGCTATCAAGCAGTTAGCTGGCATCACCACTATGGGCGCGCTTCTTGGCGGCGTCCCGGGCACTATGGTGTTTGGCATCATCGGTTCTACGTTCGGCATAGCTATGAAAGCCGCGCTGGACGACGAGGAGAAGGAAGCCATCCGCGCAGAGGACCCGCTTGTTAACCCGCTGGACAACTTCGAAGCTTGGTTCCGCAGGAAGTGGCTGCCGGAAACCTACGGCACCGGCATGGGCGACATCGTCGAGAACGGCGTCATCTCTGAACTGACCGGTGCGGACTTTGCATCACGTTTGTCTAACAGCAACATGTGGTGGCGCGACGGGAAACCGGGCGAGACGCCTAGCGAAAACATCCTCAACACTGCCGCAGCCAACATACCGCCGCTGTCCATGGCCATGTCCGTGGCTGACGCCTATGGCGATTTCTCGGAAGGCAGGGTTCTGCGCGGCGCTGCTAAGATCGCACCAGCCTTCCTGCGCGGCGGGATAAACGCCTATCGCATCAACAAAGAAGGTATCGAAAGCCCCACCACTGGCGACACCAGCATCGAGCCGGGGGAACTGAACATGGCGGACATTGTGTCACAGACACTGGGCTTTGTGCCTATGAAGGTGTCTGACTTCCGCAAGGAGTCCTTCGCATTCCAAGGTGCCCGCACCGAGGCCGGTAGGGCCAAGACCCGTGTCATGGGTAACCTCTACCGCGTGCTTATGGATGCTAACGCGCAGCCGGGGCAACTGGACAGGGCCATCGCTGCTATCGAGCGCCACAACATGCGTTACCCTCCGGGCACTCCGTACTTCATCGACGAGAAGACCTTGATGACGTCGCTTGAACGTCAAGAAAGCTCCGACGAGCGCACCTATCGCGGCATGATGCTGCGGGACGAAGAAGCGCGACTGGCACCTACCTACGAAGGCGACCGCTAAACATAGAAAAACCCCCCGCCGAGGGAGCAGCGGGGGGTCAGACAACACAACGACGAAGGTGGGGGGAGCAACCCCACATCGCCCGCGCAACATATCATGTGCGCCAGATACGTAAACCCCGAACGCCGTCTTCTATCGAGATTTTGTCAATGGTGCGGAAGCCTAGTTTGCGCATGGTTTTCGCCATCTGCTTGCGTGCTTCTGCACAGTTAAGACAAGGCAGAAATATAGAAGTGCCCGGATCGAAGGCGTCCCAGTTAACCCGATACTCTACGCCTTCTAGCTCCACGTCTATTTACTACCTCCATCACCGCAACTGTTACCGTCGTAACCGCACCCCCAACCGGAACCTGTGCAGCTGGAGTTGTTGGTGCCGCAACCTTTTCCGTAACTGCTACCCCCGCCATTACCCCCGCCGCTGAAGCTATACCCGTATCCTACACCCCAGCCACTCCACGCGTCCTCTCCGTCGAGGCAGACCATACCCTCAAACAGTTTCGGCCAGTGCAGGACTGTCATTTACTCTCTCCGCCGCCGTAGCCTCTGCCGCTGCCATAGCCACTGCCGTGGCCACTGTTATAGCCACTGCCATAACCGCTGCCGTCTACTCTGCCGATACGCCAACCGTACCCCCAGCCGTTTCTAGCTCTCTTGCCATCTGCGCTAACCATACCCTCAAACAGTTTCGGCCAGTGCAGGACCACCATCTTCCTCCTCCCCACCCATTGCTTCGATGAGGGGTTCCGCGCCTTCGAACGCCGCATGGTTAAAGTCCAGCTCCATGGCGTAGACCGGGGGTCCAGACAGCTTCATGCCCGCTGACATGCGCTTGGCTCCGCTGTTCAGTAGCAGCCCGGTGGACTTCATCTCCGCTATCAGGTCGCGGTATGGCAGCTGCTTGCTGGTGCAGTAGTCCATGAACGTCTTGGACACGATAAACACCCTGCTGGTGTCGGGCTCGAACCTCACCCGCAGTTCGCCCTTGGGCTCCTGTTTAGGCATGGACTGCATGCCAGACTGTTTGTCCTTCTTGGCGTTGACCACGAGGATGTTCTGGGTGTTCAGGTTGATGAAGTCGCCGACGACGGACGAGGAAGATGCGTTCCCCGCTATCGCTGAAGCGTCATCCCGCATGCGGAGCAGTTCGGCCACAACCCAGTTGAAGATGGCCTTGAGGTCGTACGAACACAGACCCAGCCTTTTGGCAATCACACCTCCGGCAAGGTTAGACACCGCCCCACCTGTGCGGAAACGCTCCTTCGGGATAAGGCCGATCTTGGCTATCAGTTTGGCCTCGACTTCCAGCCAGATACGCTTGGCCTCGTCGTGGTTGTTGACCAGCCAGTCCGCATAGATGTCTCCCGCGCACCCGTAGTTTTCAAGCAGCTGATGGTCGAACATTTTCCGGGCGTACTCGGGTTCCAGCGCGTGCGTGTACTCAATGTTGTACTCGAACAGGCGCATAAGCTCGCCGTCAGGGGAAGCTTTCAAGGCCAGCAGCTTTTCCCGGAACGACGCGTTGGAACTGCACAGGGAGATTGTCTGCCACGTCGTGTCATTCCGGCGCAGCGAGTTGCTGTGCTGACGCATCCGGTCCTTCCCCTTACCCTGCGTCATGGCGTAGGCAAGGTTAGAAAACTCTTTGGCCTCCATGTTGGTCATCTCATCGACCACAAAAGGCAGGTTTTTGCAGGTGCCAAGCCGCTGCACCCGTGCGTTTGCCGTGTCGTCGCTTCGACCGCACAGTTCCTGTGGGTGACCATAAACGCTGTTGCACATCTGCAGGATGGTGGTCTTGCCCGTGCCGGAGTTTGGATGCACTACGTTGATGATAAGGCCTGACTGCCCAGAGAACTTGAACAGGGGTGCACCGAAGGCCGTCAGTGCGCCGAAAGCGTGGGGCTCCAGCCCCGGTGCTGCATAGAGGTCAAACACTTCGCGCCAATCGTCCAGCGTGCCGTTAACGCGCATGCGCTCTGCAAGTTGTTCTGTAGCGGCGGAAGGGACGCTGGCGCTCACTGCACCGGGGGCGTACTCCCGGTCTCCGATGATGAACTTCGTGTCGTCGTCGGCCCAGCCAAACTGCGTTCTCATGTTATCAGCCTTCTTGCGTTTTTGGAGGTTGTTGATGCAGATGTTTATGTACATGGCAAGTTCTATGGACTGCTTGTCGCTGCCCATGATGCCTTCGGCAGCCAGCCCCTTGCGTAGCTCTGCCTTTTCCACGATGACCCGGTTCGGCAGGAAGAACTCACGGGTGCCATCTAGTGGTGTTACCAAGCGAAATACAGTCACATACCCCTTCTCGGGGTCGTGCATGCGCCTCACTACATACAGCATGATCTCGCAGACCTTCACGTCTGCTTGCTCGTCCCCGACCCTGCGCCACAGCGACCCGTCTTCACCCTTGAAGTAGCTGTGCGGTAGCGGGCCACCTTTCTCTGCTGGCGCATCTGCGTCCAGCTCCTCGTCCCCGTCCTCGTCCTTGGCTTCTACTCCCACCACGCCTAGCCGCAGTGGGGTGCCGGGCTTGCCTTTTAACGGGCACCCGTCGCAGCCGCCGGGGTTCAGGCCCTCGATCACCTTGCAAGAGTACGCGCCTTTGGTCTCTCTGGCCTTCCGCTCCGTCCTCGCTGGGTCGTAGTCCTTGTGCTCCGCAGACACAGCGGCGAGGGCTTCTTCCCGGTCCACGCACAGGGTCGCTATGCTAAGCGCCGCCCGCCACATGGGTTCTTCAAGGGTCGCTGCGTTATCTACACACTTCTGTAGCTGCCTGCATTGCGCGGCTATCTTGGCAAAGCTGGAGTTCGGGAAGTCTTTATGCTCGTCAAACGTAGCGTCTAGCGTGGACGAGCGGCTAACCCCAAACAGCGGTACGACGTTCGATGATTTCGCTGACTGCGCCCGTTGCACCGGCTGCGCTGGCTTGGTTCCCAGCAAAGCGCAGAAGGCTTCGTAGGTTGTCGTTGGCCCCACCACCTTCAGCACGGTCGGGCGCGGCGCGTCCTTTTTGTAGTTGAACGTCCCCGGCACGCGCATGATGCGGGACACTTCGAACACTGCCGGGTCTACATACAGCTTGCGTTCTACGCAGAGCGCCTTGAACTTGGCGGCGGTTTCTTCCCACTGCTCGCGGGACACGGCTTCTTCCAACACCCAGTGCACGTGGATGCCGCCACCTGTGTCCACCAGCGTAGGCATGGGCAGACCTAGCTCGGCACGGAACTTCTCCAGCGCCTCTGCGGCCAGCCGCTTTGTCAGGTAGCCCTTGGGTGTGCCGTTTGCCGTGGCAGCGCCTTTTTCTGGCCCGCAGTCTAGGTCCAGCCAGAACGCCTTGACGCTAGAGACCCGGTCTTTTGTGCGCTTCCCCGGCCCTTCAAAGTTGGACATGGAGAAGTAGAGGTCATGGTCGGGCAGCCACTTTTCCAGCTGCTCCTGCATATCTGCAGCAGCTTCGACCCAATGGTGCTTTACCCTGCCGGAGGCGTCGATGCCGCACAAAGCGAAACACCCGCCGGGGGGATGAATAGCGTTTATGAGGTCAAAAGGTTCCATGGGGTCCGGGTTTCAAGCAGCAGAAAGCTATGCCCCCGGAGGGGCCGTTAGTCACCACTCGTAAAAAAGGTTAGCTGTCGCTAATGGCTGATGCGGGCGATATAGGCTTCGACCATTTCAGCCCGGTCCCCCGCGCAGGGGGACTTCGTACCACGGAACCAGTTGTACACCGTCTGGCGGGACACCTGCATTGCTTCGGCAACCTCGGCGACCGAGATATTCTTGTCAATACACAGGCGTCCCAACCGCACGCCAAGGCGTCCAGCGTCCGCAGCCGCGTTATCTTTCAGGGTTTGGACACTGTAGCCTACGGGCATGTTTATTCGTCTCCCCAGAGGTCGGACACCTTGGCTGCCAAGGAAGCAGGGTCAGGGCGTTCGGTGGTTTGTTGTTTGGTGCTGGCCCGCTTGGTAGGCTCAGCCACTTCGGCCACGACTTCTTCCTCGTCGTCCGGCTCAGCGTACGACTTCACCACCGGCTTGGCTGCAGGTTCGGGCTCAGCCTCAGCCTCGGCTGCAGCTTCCGCCCCCTTCTTCTCGAACAGCGTGATCTTGGTGTAGTTCGTAGCTTCAGGCTGGGCCTGTGACTGCACAACAAGCGAATACTCGTCGTCGTTAAGCCCACGCAACGGCGTGAAGCGCAACTCCATGTTGGCTGCCTCCGGGTCGTAGCTGACGTTGGTTACTACCGTGTCCACCATTTCGTTGTGCGCGCGCAGGTAGCTGACGTAGCTCTCGAACGGATGCACGTTGCCGACACCCTTGCCGAACAGCGACTTGGACGGGATGTTGATCTGATAGATGTCACCGCTGTCGTCCCCGGCCAGAAGCACAGCCAGACGCCGCTGATAGCGGCAAGCGCGGGTGTTCATAGCGCCGGAACCCTTGATGTTCTTCGGGCACACAGCGCACGATTTTGCTTGTGGTTCAGAAGCTTTCGGGTCCGGCACGTCGCCAAGGTTGGACCAGCAGACGGGCGCTTCGGCTTCTGCGTTGGGGTCATACGTGCCGGAGTAGAACAGGCGCGACACCTTGGGCAGCGCACCGACGATGACGACGTCGAGGTCACCCCGCTTGGCGTTGCCGATCTGTTCGCCGTTCACCAGCCGCTTGAACGTGCCGGTGTTGCTGGTCTGGATGCGGCGGTAGGTGCCACCACCACTGTTGAGAGTTTGGCTAAGCGCACTCTCGCGGCCCCGGCCAGTGGAAACAGCGTTGCTGTCTTTGAAGATGGTGAGGTTGGTCATAGGTATTTCCCTAAGCGTTCGTCGGGCGACGAACTTGAATGGTGTAGCGGTTGTCGGCTTGCAGCCCTGCCGGGTAGGCATCCGGGTTATCTTGGATGAACTGCCGCATGTTGGTGTTGTGAATGCGCTGCTCCAGCAGGAAGGGCGCAGCGTTCTTGTTGATAAAGTCGTACATCGTCTCCCAGTCCGTGGTCCAGTAGCGCGTGGTCACCCTGCGGCTGATGGTGCCTGCCGGGGTACGGATGCTGTCCGCGTTCTGTTCGTTGCACCGCTCCAGTATCTGCATGCTGATGCGGTCGAAAGGTTCCTTGAGGGAGGCGATCTCCTCCTTGTGGGCGACTTCCTTTTCTTGGATGGCGTTGCGCAGAACGAGATATTCCGCGACGAGTTCGTCCAGCTTCGGTGTGTCAGTCACGGCACAGCATCCTGTAGAGGTCGTCCTTAGCTAGCCGGGCGTGTTCCCTGTTAAACGACACGTGGGGGCCGCTGGAGGTGCGAGTCATAAACTCCTCGATGCGGGCGTCGATGAAAACAGTGATGCTGTCCACCTGTTCTCTGGAAAGTTTTGTCATGTGGTGCTCCTTTATGCCCTCACAATACGGAGGGTTTTAGACATAGTCAACTGTCTATTTCATTGCGGTAGAGGTCAACCAGTTTGGTGTGGTTGGACACCTTGCTGCGCAGCATGCTGTAGATTTTGGTCTCCACCTCGCTGCCGGTGATATGCACAACCGTCATGGGGTTGCGCTGCCCGGGCCTGTCGTTGCGGGCGTTGGCTTGTAGGTAGGTTTCCACGCTGGTCACTGGCGCATACCAGATGATGGTGTCCGCTGCCGTCAGGGTTAGACCGTGCGCCGCCGCTTGCGGCTGGATGATGAGGACACGGGGGTCCGGTGTTTCCTGAAAGGCCTTCACCGCTTCGCTGCGCTTGTTCAGCGACACGCTGCCGCTAAGCACTGCGTTGGTGATCTTATGTTTGTCCAGAGTTTTCTGTAGCAGTTCTATGGTGTGGGTAAACGGCACGAAGATAAGCACCTTGTTGGATGCTTCTTCGATTACCTCCAGCACCACGTTGATGCGGTTGCTGACGTCGAACTCAATCACGCCGCTGGTGTCGTCATACACAGACCCGCAGGATATCTGCAGCAGCTTGTTCAGCTTCACCGCCGCGTTTACTGCCGTGATGGTCTCGCCAGCAGCGCTTACCCGCATCGAGGTGCGCAGGGCTTCGTAGTATTTTTTCTGTTGTGCAGTAAGCGGCACGTGGCGGTCGACGTGCATGACCTCTGGCAGGTCCAGACAGTCCTTCTTCTCGAACCGGATGGCTGGCTGCAGGGCTTGGTGCACGATCTCCTTGGAGTCCGGTCGCGGTGCCCACGTGAACTGCGACAGCTTGTACATGACCTTGTCGCGGAACTGGCCGAAGTACATCGACGCCATGCTCGGGTTGACCAGCTTGGCTAGGCCGAACGCATCTACAGGAGACTGCGCAGCCGGTGTGCCCGTCAGCAGCCAGAGCCACGGTGAGCTAGCCGACACCGCCTTGAACATCTTCCACCTGCGGGTCATGGGGTTCTTCAAGGCGGTAGCCTCGTCAGCAACGACAAGGTCAAAGCCCCCGTCCATGATCTCCTGCTTGACCACCTCCAGCCCGTCATAGTTGATGATAACGAACTCGGCTCCGCTCTTGATGACCTTGGACCGGGCTGTCGCCGACCCGTGCGCCACTGCACAACTACGGTGCATGGCAAACTTGAACAGGTCTTCCTGCCATGCGGACTTCATGATCGACAGCGGGCAGACCACCAGCACGCGCTTCACCTTGCCCATCTTCATGAGATAGTCGGCAGCCCAGATGACAGAGGCGGTCTTTCCCGTGCCCGCTTGGCTAAGGCACAGGGCCTTCTGGTTCAGCGTCAGAAAGTTTGCAGTTTCCTTCTGGTGCGAAAATGGCTTGAGCTTGCCAGTCCACTTATAGTCCCGCGACATGGGCGACGGGGCCGGGAACTTCAGGCTGGTCAGGGCTTGGGCTTCAGTAAGGCCCCAGTGGACAGCGACTTCGTAGTCGTCCTTGTCCCGGTTTATGACCTTGCTCTTGGGTATAACCTCAGTAATGAGGTGCGGCTGCTTGGTCGATACGACCAAGACCTTGTTCTCTACGATCTGCATATGCTCGCGTTTCTATATTGAAACTTAACCCGACAGCCCGGGTACGCTTATTTTCTGGAGTGGTCCTTGTTGCGCTTGAAGGACCGGTTGGCCGCAGCGGGCACAGCCTTGAGGTTGCCCTTGTTGTTGGTCCCGCCACGCGACAGTTCTACCACATGGTCAACGTCCTTGCCGTCACCTTTTTTGACTTTGCCAGCCTTTTCCATGGTGCGGCGGGCCGCGTTACGCAGGGCGCGTTTCTTTTTCACGTCGGGGCGACCGTCGTATTGCTGCTCGCCCTTGTAGTCGCGGTCGTTCTTGTCCTTGTAGGGCACCTTAGTACCTCTCTTTGTAGTGAGGGCAGCTGGTCACGGGACACCACCCGCACAGCGGACCCGAGATAGGGTTCCATACACCACTTTGGTGTGCCGTTTCCAGCGCGTCGAGGTCTTTGTCAAACACACTCAGGTAGCTGTCCCGCAGGTCGGCAGTGTGGTTCTTGCTGATAAAGTC